TGGGCCAGCCAATTGTGGCGCCAACCGACATGCTTGTAGCACCAGTAAGAACCTGTGCTTGCAGGGTTGTATCCTGCGCCACGCTGGAGTAATAGCGAAGTGTCATTTATTTTCCTATCGTGTCCTGTGAATACGTGGGGGAAATTGCTGTTGTTGACGTCTAATTTCCGTCAAAAGCCTGTCTTGGTACATCTGCTTTAGTATCCTCGAAAGGTTGGCTCCAGTACCGACTGGGTTGGCTCCTTGACCACCTACCGCGGCTGCCTCTGCCGCTACTGCCGAAATACGGCCAAGGTCTAGAAAGGCTGCCACACGATAGGCTGCCCCAAGGATAACAACCTCACGACATGAGGTTGGCAGGCCCGTGGTTGTCTCAAAGATATCCGTCAAATTTACCAAAGTTGGTGGCTTGTTGGTGTACCTGATAGATACCGTTCTTCCAGCCACAATTGGGCTGTAAAGGGTTATTGTCTTGCCAGTGGTCCAAGTGGTAGGGTCGGCTGTCAAATCAAGTCTGTAGTCCTTTATAGGAATCCACTCTTTGGTTGGACCAACTGTCTGCCATGCTACCGAGATGACGTTAATTACATCTGCTGGGATGGAATAGGTATTTACCGCTGGGGAGAAAGAAAAGGTTGTTGTTCCGATGCCATAAAGGTCTGGGTATACAGCGTCAATGGCGGCATTAAGATTACGTTCAATTTCAAAGCGTGGGAAGGTGGGAGCAAGGGTGATGCGAGCACCAGCGCTGTGCGAGGCGGCTGTAGTCCCGCGCATGCCGCGACCATAGGCGGGAACTACGGCCGTATTGGTTAAAGGTGACCAACTATCTACCCAGATAAGTTCATCATCTATTTCAACCAAACCTCGTGATACCTGGATGCTTCCGTTGGTGACAAATGTAAGGTCACCTGCGGCCATGCTGTTGGTAAGTGATGTGGCCTGGTCTTGGGTGGCTGTATAGCCCGAAAGGGTAATTGCCGTTTCGTTGATTAGGTCTAAAAATGTTGATGTCATTACGAGACAATCCTCCGAGCGGCTTCGTCTTCACCAAGTCCCATAGTGTTGTTATAAATCATGTTCAAAACCCCAGGGACATCAAGATAGAGGTTTTTGCCACCATTGCGAAATGCGTAGATGGCGTTTAGAGCGTCAATGCCACGAGACACTTGAACTCCAGTTACGTTTTTGCCCCATGTTGTGGCGGCACCGTTGAAGTCTAACTGTGGCACTCCATTGAGCAAAGTGCCAGCAAGACGATTAAGATGATAGACTGTTGTGAGTCCGTCTCCTGCGGCCATTTTTGCTCCTTAAATTACTTGCTATTACCTGGGTTGTTTGTTCCACCTACACCATCATACTTGCCGTACTTATCCTCTGGACGGCCAGTCCAATTGGCTTGCTCCAACCCCTGTGGGGTTGTGACGTTCTTACCGCATCCGCAACTAGCGCACATTGTTTGCTCCTTATTTGACGTTATCTAGGAATTTCATTACTTCTGCTTTTTCAGCAGTCATTGTCTTGGCGCTACCCATAGTGTCTGCATTAAAAGCCATGCCAGACCTATCACTTGCGGCTATTGCCTCGTCAATATGTTTGCGGGTTGTACCCGCTGGTTGTATACCTTGTTTGCGAGCAGACCTGTAGTCGGCCAACTCTTTGTCCCACTTTTTCTGAGGCATTGAGTTAACTCTTGAGGCATCTCCAGGGTTCAATTCTAATGTCTTGACTTTACAAGCAAAGCAACCTTCCACGTATTCAGTGTGAAAATGCTCTGGTTCTTTATCTTCAAACTTGGGCAATTTCTTCCAAGTAATGTCACATTTGGTGCAACCATAAAGGGTAACTATAGACTTGCAATTACGCTTTCTGTCTATACCCCATGTGACAACCTTTGGTATGTGATTGCAGTCCATAAATCCCCTAAGAAACTGTGATGTAGGCGCCATAGCCCGCTGTAGTCAGCAGGGACACTTCGTTGGCTGTTATCGAGTAAACATGCCCACCTATGTATGCGTAACCACCAGCGGCTTGTGCGTTGGTAATTTCTGACACTTCAAATGTGCGCTTTTGGGTGGGGACTCCAGCCGCGGTAACAATGAGTGAATCTGCACGGTCTAACTTATAGCGATAAAACAATGAGTCAAAACCTGCTGGACCCTCGCGGGTGCTAGGCATTGTAAATGTGTATGTCGCCATATTTCCTTCTTGTTGAGAGGTAACCCCCTCCGAAGAGGGGGCCACCAATTTTTATCTAACTACTAGGCTCCAGTGTGGATTGAAGAGGTAGTTTCGATACGGACCAATGATGGGTCGCGGTAACGCTTCCATCCAAGCAGACCGTACCATCCGATTGGACGGAAACGACCCAACTTGTCAACGATTGGTCCAAGAACCATGTGTGGCTCTTCTCCAACCGCTTCTGCCAATGCTTGCTTACCAGCGAGCAGCGTACGGAATACGCGAACACCACCAGTAGCGTTGACATAGGTTGGTGTACCAAATGTTCCAGATGCACCAGTACCACCAACGCCATCACGGAAGTTGGCCATACGAGGTGACTCTACGAACATTGCACCTTCGTAGGTGCCGATAGTACCTGGCCAGAATTGGCTTACGCCTTCTGACGCGTACTTGTGGTCATCACGCCATCCGCCAGAACCAGTCTCAGCACGAAGGTCGTGTGAAACCTCTGGGTGGATTCCGCACCAGTAGTACTCGCCAGAGCGAGGAACTACGTTGTTGGCGCGCAACTTGGCGACACCGAAGCGGACGTCACGTGAGTGGAATGTGTCTGTTGATGTAACAGTCACAGTTCCAGCGGTACCTGATGTGAAGTTACCTTCATATGTAGATACGCGGCTACCAGAAACTTCGCCGATGGCATTAGGGCCACCAGTGAGTTCTTGAAGTGCAACTGTGTCCAAGGAGTCCAACATGTTGAACGCGAGGATGTCAACCAGTGCTGGGTCAATGTCTGAGAAGGCAAGGAGTTCCAACTTACGGGTTGTAAGAGATGCGTTACCGTACTCATTGAGTGTAACGGTAATTGGGGTTGTAGAACCGAGTGCTACTGCGTCTGGGTCAACCGTCTCAGTAAGAGCAGTCGTTGCGGCGGTCATGTCATTGTAGATGTTAAATACAATGGATGAACCAGGCATTGCTTGCTGTACTGGCTTCTTGTCCGCAAGGTCGCGGACCATAGGTTGAGCACGGAGCGCCATTTCGATGTAACGGTCATAGGCTGTTTGTACAACGGATGTACCAACCGAGGACGTTACGGAGTTATAGGCGTTTGCCATTTACGTTTATCCCTTTCGAGGGCTAGAATGGACTATCTGATTGGACGACCTGGAGTTTGGTACCCAAGACCAGTTAATGCGTCAAGTTCAGCCTTGGTCAAGTTAGGGTCACTAAGTTTGGCCGCAAGCGCTGCTTGGTCGCTTCCTGTGGTACCAGTCTGAGTAGCGGCGTGAATACGGGCTGCCGCATCTGCTGCTGTTTGTCTCTCTGGGTCTATTTGACCATCATTAGGCGAAGTGGTCTGGAAGCCGAATACATCAGCATTTTCAGTTAGCCACTTGTCAATCTGGTCTGGTGCCGTCACATCCGCAGGAATGAACTTTGCGATTTGTGGCTTGACACCCTTTGTTGCTAAAGCAGTTTCGATTTCACGAGTCCGCTCTTTTGCCTGGTATTTGGCAAGTTCTGCGGCCGCGGCATCGGCACGGTCCTTCTCGGCCTTTAACGCCTTACGAAGTTGGGCTGGACCCTCATTCGTATTTGCTGGCGCATCAGGTACCTCAATGGTGTACTCATTGCCTTCGTCATCTGTTACTGTCTTTGTTGCCATATCTGGCTCTCCCTTATTGGTTAAACGCAGGCCTAGTTGTAAATCGGGGAATAAACAACTGCTCCTACTTCCAGTCTTATGTTACGTAGCACCGACGCTGGCGGGTCGGGCAAGATTAAAATGCGGTGACTTCGCTACCGCGTAGTGAGTTTTTATCAACTCCAGAAGAACCAGAGAACTGGTTTACTTCTTGTGCTTTTAGGTGAGTAAGGTCAACTTGAGCCTGTGCTCCGCCTTGACCACCAAATGTAGCCGCAACTAATTGAGACTGTACATTGTTAGGGTCTTTGTAGATTGCCGCTAACTTCTGGTCTGTGTTAAGTTCAGTTCCAATTTGACCAAATCCCTGTTCGGCTTGAGATTGGGTTACCCCAAGAGCCGCATACTGCTCGGCTGTAGCCTGGTCGGTTGCAATGTTCTGACGGTTACCAGCAGCACCGAAGGTAGCGGCGGCTGTTTGACGTTGCAAGAGTGGCAAAGCGGTTTCTGGGTCAAGTGCGTGAGCAATCATGTCACTAGGAGTAAGCCCGTAGTAATTTTGAAGGGTCTGGGTGTAAAATGGGTCTTGGTTGGCAATGGACTTGGCCGCTGTGTTTACACGGTCTTGAAGTTCGGTTGGGGCTATGTCACCACCAATTAAGTTTCCAAGTTGTTCTTGGCTTGAATAAAACCCTGCTGGAACACCAGCCGCGTGAAAAATGTCGTTATATGAATTTTCCGTAGCAATGTAATCAGCCGCACTTAATGGCGTTAATCCGTTGGCTATACGGCCATTGGGACCGTAGTTGCCAGAGAACCGTGTCTGCCATGCTGTAGCAAGACCAGAGATTGCTGGGTCAGAATTCTTAATCGAGCCAGGGTCTTGGATAATTGCTTGAATGGTAGCGGCATCGTAATTGCTTTGTTGAAGTTTAAGTATGCCATTGCTGATAGAACCATCTGTATCAAGACCATAACCAGAAAGCGTTGACTTTAATAAGGCAAAAGCGTTCTGGTTACTTATTGTGTTATTAGCGGCATCAGTAGCGGCTGCATTTGCTGCGGCAGTTTTTGCCGTACCAGATGCCAGTAAGGCCGATGAATAGGTTGCAAAAGCACGCTGGTCTGTAAAAACGGTTCCATCTGAGGCGGTCCAGGTTTGGCTTGGGTCTGGTTTGGTAGTAGTGGGTGGTTTAACGGTGTCAACCGTTTTAGGGTCAATACCAGGGTCCATGTCTTTAACTCGTGCAGTTGTCGCCATTAGTGCACCAATCCAAATCCTTGAAGAATAGAACTGGCCGTATCCATCAAACTGTTACGAGCGTTGCCAGTAGTAAGCCATTCTGGAGTAGCCTTGATTTGACTCATAAACTGGTCAAGTGGAAGTGGGTTTGTCCCATCACCCTGTAAGGCTTTAGTAATCAATCCATTGGTTCCAGTGAAATCACCAAGAGTGAAGTTGTCTGCTGGCTTTTCAAGCAGGTTGGATGCTGTTCCAAGGTATGAACCAGCCAAAGACTGCACGCTTTCGCCATTGGCTATCTGAGCGGCAAATGGCTTGTAGAGTTGAGCGGCCTTGGTACGCATAGCGGCTTGCTCGCTATCAAGGGTTGTATAGCCTTGAGAGATAGCATCAGCCGTGCTGGTAAACCAGTCACCAGTAGCCTTGCCTTGTCCAGCGGCTCCAGTCCATTGGGATGGAAGCGTATTTGGGTTAATACCGTATTGTTGTGCGTATTGCTTGAGGCCAGCGGCAGTTGTAGCCAACTTACCTTCTGGAGTAAACTTGTCAGCCTGGGTGGAGATAGAAGCGTGAGAAGCCACAAAACGGTCAAGTGTTGTCTGGTCTGGCGTATTGCTAAAATAAGCCTGTAAGAACGTATTGGTTCCGCTGTTGCCAGCGGCGGCGGCTTTAATCTGGTCTGGGGTTGGATTATCCCCAAGTGATTGACCAAAGATAGATGGGTCATAACCTTGACGTAGGGCAGACTCTTGAAGCAACTTTAACTTATCGTTGTATTGCTGTGCCCAAGCCTGCGCATTACCATAAAAAGCAGTGTCGTAATCGCGTGTAGACTGTCCAACTTTTTGCCAATTTGGGTCCGCATGTATAGCCTGAGTAAACTTGTCAGCAGTCCAGCCACCTTTGATGGCTTGGTTAAGGTAGTTTTCCATCCATGGTGTGGCAGCAGCCCAGGCTGCAATTCCGCCATATTTTTGGATAAATGACTTCTGCTCAGCATTAGTTGTAGCGGCATCCCAGCCAGAGTTTTCGCCCATTGGCGCATTAGACGGAGTGCCTAATTGTCCCGCGTGGGTTACTTGGTCTGGAGTTTTACCACCAGTACTTTTGCCGCTAGAACTTTGACCATTGAGTGTCTGTGCCGTACCGCCAGTATTTTGATTAGCGGCAACGCCAGTTGCGGGGGTTCCAACACCCTTACTCAAAGATGCAATTTGGGCATCTATTTTTGAAGTGTCTTCACCAAATAGTACTCCGATATCGCGTTGCTTTTGCAATGCGGCCAACTGCGCAGTATCCGAATTATTTTGTAAATTTGTTGCATTTTTATTTTTAAGCGCGGTATTCTGTTGAGCAACATAAACATCGGCATTTTTCTTTAATTCGTCAATACCCTGTTGGTCATTTTGCCATTGATTATAGATAGCATTTTGTTGCTTGTACTCATTTGCCAACTTTTGGATTTCGGGACTATTTGCATCTTCACCCTGAGCAATCAACTGATTGCGTTGTTCACGAATCTTTACAATCGCCGCAGATGCGGCACCAGCCTGCTCAGCCGTATATTGACTTGTTGGGGTTGCCTCTTGAAGTTGTGTTTGTAATTGGGCAATTTGTCCCTGTAAATCTTTAACTTTAGGATTGCTTGCAGAAATTAAATTCAAATCATTTGGGTCACCATTGGGATTGAAATTTTGCAGTTGTTCCTTGGCGCGAGCAAGGCGCAAATAAATGTCATTGTAGGAAAGTGTTTGTGACTTAACATTCTTTTTATCAGCCACTAAATGACCCCTTAAACTGGTCTGCCATGTTTTGCAGAGCGTTCATGTATGTGCCAGCAATGTTGTATTGCCGTGCTTCGCCTGTACCGCGAATAATGTTTTGAATAAATGATGTTGGGTCTACACCCTGGGTAAGCATAGAACCAGTTTGCGTAAATGGTTTTGCTGTATTCTGGTCGTAATTCAATTGGCTGTGTTGCAAACCAGGGTTTGCCTTTTCAGCCGCAAGAAGTTCTTGACCATAGGTGGCAATTTCTTCTGGCGTAGCCAAACGACCAACCAATTGTTGCATAGCAGAATTAACGATAGATGCAACATCTTGTGGGGATGTTTGCGTCTCGTAAGTGGTATTTACAGTTTTTGGTTGGTAGTTAAGGCTTACGGGAAGTCCATTTGCACCAATTGAACTAGTTTGTCCATTTGCGGCGGCATACCCCTGCCCAAAGGCAGATGTGCCACTTGCAGTATTTGCATTTGGGTTAATGGGCGTATTGCTTACTTGTACCGTTGGTGTACTACCACTCATTAGGTCACCTTCTTAAATACGCCGTTAATAACATTTGCAAGTTCTGGATTTGTTACAGCAAGGTTTGTTACATAATCAAACCAAGCATTTTTAATCCGTGAATACTCTGGTGTAAACCGAAGTCCATGGTCAATGGTGTTTTGCTGTAGCAAAGCATGATAATCTGCATAACTTGCCAACAATTGCTGTATTCCAGGGGCTTGTGGGGAATTGCCAAGTTGATTCTTTGCATTTAGCGTCTGCAAATCTGTCAATGCTTTTTTGGCATATTCTGTCCGAGTTGGATTCAAATAGTCAGCATACCAAATGGGGTTACTTTCACCATACTGGGCAACAACATTTTTCCAAACAGTTGTAGCAGTATTTTGGGCAACCCGATTGCCTGTAGCCTGAGCGCTCTTCAAAACATTCTCGTAATCTGCCAAAGAAGGGCCCAAATCAGACCAACCTTTTGCAACAAATACAGATGTCAAAAAGTCTTTTGGAGCCAGCGTTTCACGAAGGTGCATCGTGAGCAATTTCTGTTCAATCTTGAGTGAATCTGGCGTTCCAGCAACTTGTGGGACAAGATAGGCTGCTCCATTTGGATTGGATGCCATAATGTTCTTATTGGTCGCCAACCATTGAAGCGTGCTATCTGCCAAAGGTAAAGCCGCTCCACCAGCACCAGATGTTGTCTTGGATGTGGTGTAAACCACGCTACGGTCACCATACTTGTCCATAAACTCTGCCGTAGCAGTTTTAAGGTCAAGTCCTTGACCACCTTGAGACTTTGGAAGTGTCATGGTTACAAACTCAGACCGCAGTGTTTGTAGGTCTTTGTTGTAGTAGTCGTTGGAAACATTTGGAGACAACGGGAGGAAGAAAGCCAAAATACCCTTAACAAACAAGTTTGTTCGGGCGTTGTGCTCAATTTTGTCCATAATGGCTTGCTGTTCGGCGGGTGGCATTTGCGCATAAGACAAAGTTCCATTTGAACCATCTGGGATATCGCCATGGTAGTAAGCCGCTGCCACAGCAGAAAGGAATGAGTTGTGAACCGTTGTTTCCTTATCATCCATTGAAAAGCCGTTATATAAATCCCGAATAGATGAATTTGGAAGTAAAGCGTTAATCCAATCTGTTGCAGGATAGCCACCCGTAAGGGCGTTATCTGCTGGAGCAAGTGCTGGGAACATCTTGGTTATTTCTGTAAGAGCCAAGTTCGCAAATGGTCCTATTGAAGAAAGTTTCATTTCAGGCAATACGGACAAAAGCGACGAAGTGCTACCAGTTACAGATGATGGAAGTCCAACATATTGTTTAAACCCAAGAGCATTAAGTCCGCGAGCAACGCTGTTTCCGAACTCACCAATGAGTGGGTAAACAATGTACTTGGTTCCATTGGAATCGGTGTGAACAAACCCTGGGTTATTAAGCCCTTGGTTAATCATCTGGAAGTCGCGAAAAGCCTGTGGATTGGTCTGAATGAGACGACCAACACGCTTTAGCGCCTGCTCCTGTGCAAAGTAGAACGGCATCACGTTACGGTGAATCATTGCAAACTGTGAGCGCAATGGTGGGTTGTGGATAAGCGGAATCATCTGCTTGGCGCCATTTTGGGCCGCTAGGCGTACCGCATCATCATCCGTAATCAAACCAGCATCAACCATCGGCTTAAATTGACGATATTGCTCAAAAGCGTAGTGGTTGAAAATAGGTTCACGAGAAATAGAATCAATTATTGGATTACTAAAAGTTCTATAACCAGTTTGGATAATGCGTTCCATTGGTTTAATGGTTGTTGGCGTATTGAAACGACCAATAACCGCCAGTGGTTTCTGATTAACTGGAATTTCTTTAAGGTCTTTGGTATAAGTTGGCTTACCATCTTTAATGTTGCGCATAATCGAAAGATGCTCAGTTCCGTCTGCACCAGTTGTTTGGCGGCGGAAATCTGAAACCTGATTACTTGCAAAATCATCAAGGTCACTATATTCATGTTTGAGACCAACCAACTTGGCACGTTCAACCTTATACAAATCTGGGTTCTTAACCCGTACTGTATGTAGGTCGGCTATCTTTTGCCACTTTTGGTCTTGCGTAAGTGTGTCCCATTCTGGGGCGTGCTTTAAGCCACCAGGAACATGGTCCAAATAGTCTTTGGCAATATCACGAGCCATCTGCTCATTGCGCAATTTAGAAGTACCAAGAGCCCAAAGGCGATTAAACTGTGGGTCTTGACGACTAAAAAGGTCGTAAAAGTTTTGGCCAGGTACGCGACTGTGGGTAAGTTGTTTCATACCCTGGTCAATTTCTTCATCAATCGCATTGCCATACTGGGCAAGGTGGTTAGATGCAGATGCGGCAGGAAGGGTCATGCCAGCGTATTGTTGCTGGAACTTGTGGATAAACTCTAACTTATCTTTTGCAAAATAAGGAGTAATCTTGTAAGCAACAGCACCAACTGGACGCTTGGCAATAAAGGCCGCTTCTTTGGCTTTGCTATCTAACCACTCTGTAACAGAGTTACGACGAATTGGCTTGCCAGTTTTAAGACCATTAAGGTCTTCATCTGTGGCCGCTTCGGTGACTTTGGATGCTGCTTCACGAACTTGAGCCTTTTCAAGTCTCGTGCCATAGCGCATACCGCGACTAACGAGGAAGTTTTCTAGGTAATCACCAAGTCCAAAACGGATGATTTGGTGTAACGCCTCATTGGAAGCAACGCGGATACCAAAACCAGAGGTAAGCAATGTAAGTGGAGCAAAGATTTTTTCGGTGTAATAACTAAAGAAATCATCTGCACCGTTATAAAGACGGTTGTACACATTGGCATTGGCAACCTCTTTGCGAAGTGCCTTAAAGTCAATAATGCCGTTTCCACCTTCATGGTAGGTCCAAATACCAATGTTTTGAACCGTACGAGGAATCGCTTGGTCTGGCACCCATGGTGCACTATTGCCAAATGGCACTTCATCACCACTGATTGTAACACCTTGGTGTACCTTGGTAAGAAGTGGGTCAGCAGTATGGCTTGCGGCATACATGCCTCTTACTGGTGCACCATTCATGGTTACACGTTGGGCAAAAGACATTACATGGTCAAGAAGGTTGGAGTCATCTCTAATGCCAGCAGTCTTGACAATCTCTTTGAGAAGTTCGCCATAGTCGGCCATCTTCTCATTAAGGTCTGGGTTAAGAACAATCTTAGATGTCTTTTCCAGGGCAAGATTACGTGGTAGCGCATAACGGGCCATGTTGTAGATAGCCTCAAATGCACTTGGGTCATTAAAGTCAATTTCGTCACCAGATTGCGCAATTAACTTAGAGTTAACCGAAAGCGCTTTGTATCCAGTAAATGTACGCAACTTACCAGCAAGAGCATTGGCTACATTGCCATTAAGCAATCCACCTTGAAGAATCTTAGTCTGGTTGTAGCCATTTGCGTCCTGTAAACGGTTGCCTTCTGCGTCTGTAACATAAACTTTCTTGGGAAGTAGAAGGTTACGCTCTTCGTTGGCTGTAGTTTCGCCAGCGGCATCATAAATCTTTTTGGCAACATTGCCAGCGAGTGCTTGAGCAAATGTGCGCGTTGGCAAAACCAGGTTGTTAATTGCGGAAACTGCCACATTGTCTGCAAAGTCAGCAGAGTGCAAAGACTGGCCAAGAACTTGAGCAGCCTCACGGCCATTAGATGTATTAGCAAGGTCCTTAATAACTGTTTGAGTTACCTGGTTAGCAAGTTGAGGGTATTTAGTTGCAATCTCGGTAGGGTCTTTAGTGGCACCAATATCATCTAAGGCACGGCCCACATTACCAATGTTGGAACCACCAGCAAGACGGTTAATTGTGCCAGCAACAGGATTCTGTGATTTGTAAAGGTCATACATATCCAGCAATTGCTGTGGGCTAGTTGCTACACCAGCGCGCTGAATCAACCACTTTTGAATACCAGAAGCAGACTGGGCATAATCTTCCGTTGGAATTAAAATACCCTTTTTGGTGCCATCGGCCATCTCTTGAAAAACAAAACTACCTTCTGCATCTTTTGCTGGTTGAATAAAACGGCCAGAAGAAATGCCAGAAGAAACCTTACCCCCAATAATTACTGGGTCAAACTCAAGGTCTGCCGCGGCATCAGTAGCGCCAGAAATAAACTGGCCAATGCCATGCTGTGTATCGCGTAGTGTGCCAAGGCCTGGAATGTTACTGAGACCAGTTGCCAATTCACGACCAGCAGAAACTTTGTAGTTTGGGTCATTTGACATCATTAAAGCATCATGGTACTGTGGAACAAGGCGACCAAATAGGTTGCGCTCGCCAGCCATAGCCAAATCTGCGCCTGCAACGGCGCCAAGTGGGTCTCCACCGCTAAATACTGCACCAGCAGTAGCGGAACCAAGAACACCAAGAGTAGCAAGAAGTCCTTGTGCTACACCATGCTTGGCATAAACGGCACTGATAAACTTGTAATCTTTTTGAATCTCTTGAAGTGGCTTATTTGCCCACTGTAAAAGGGTACTAACGCCTGGTACAGAAGTCACAGTCTTTGTAACTTTTGATGCAATATCTTCAACGCCGCTAAGGGCATCATGCAAAATGCCACCAGAGTTGTTATCAACTTGGTGTTGTACAACAGATTGGGCTTTTGTAGCAAGGTCTGCACCAGCCACAGCACCAACTGTGATATTGGGGTTATTTGCAGCAACAGTGGCTGCGACTACATCTGGATAACGACGTACAGCATTGCCAGCATCGGATGTAATCTTGTTTGCCGTTTGAACATTTTGGTCTTGGGGAGATTGTGGAAGAGGCATAGTGCCACTCATAAATTAACTCCCTAAAGTGTTAGCAAGCGTTTTAAGCACTGGTGAAGCCGCTGGGCTCTGTGCCAATCCTTGAATAATAGATTTTGCGGTTTGTCCGCCAATAGCCGCCGTAGGTGGAAGTCTAAGTGCTTCTCTGCCTGGGCCTGGACCAGAATCGGCACCAGATGTAACTGGTTCGTCTGGACGTTGTGTGGGTACTGTCAAAGGTGTAACTGCTGGACCAACTGGAGCGGGCATGCCTTGTTGTCCTGATGGTGCTGGGGTTGAGCCAGGTGTACCAGATGCGGCCATTGGTGCGCCTTGCTGTAGGCCCATAAGGCCACCATCTCCATAATCACCACCCGCAATCCAACGAGCGGCCTGCTTTCCAGCAGGACCGCCGTCGGTGCGTTGTGATAATGAGCCAGGACCCGAAGATACGGCGGGGTTATTAGGTGTTCTGAGTCCGCCTGATGTCATTTCGTTTCCTTTTCACTAACTTTACTTGATTGGTTTTCCAACTGTGGTGCTTGCTCCACCATGTCCACCAGGTTGCTTTCCATAAAGAATTGGGGATGCACCTGGTGTAGCACCAGCGCGAGGTGTTGCTTGAGTTACATTCTGAAAACCAGAACGTGGTTGGTCTGCTCCCTTACCACCCTGATTCTTTGGGTGTGGGACACTGGTCTGTAGACCGATTGTTGTTGCCATTTTTTTCTCCTATAGGTAGTTTTCTACCAGTCCCGTCAGACTGGCGAGCGTCGGCTTAAACCAGCGCTTAGACGAGGATTACCAGTTTGGTTCATTCCCGCCAATAGTGATTCCATTGCTGGAGGTTGCCCATTAGAAGAGGCCCCTGGCGGAGCAATTTGTGGGCCTGACGCGCCAGGTGTAGGCTGCTGTCCAGGTGCGGCTACAACGCCAGAGGGTGCTTGTGCTGGAGGCGTTGGTGCAAATGCCTCTTCCAGCAAATCTTCAATTTGCTTTCCTTGCTGGCGTCCCTTAATTACGGTTGCCAGACCAGAAAGAATGTTTGAAGGGTCTTGACCCTGCATAACCATTTGTGGTAATGCCTGTGACAGTGCGCCCATAACGCCAATAGCGGCATCGCGCATTTCTTCAACTTGAATCTGTTGGGTTTCCTCGGTGATGTTAATTTCCCAAGGAAGGTTGCGTTGCAAAAAGTCTCTTGAAACGAGTTTATCTCCACGGGCTTGAAGGCCAAAGACAAGAGCCCTGTTTGGGTCAAGTCCAGCCATAAGACCGTAGGTTGCGTCACAGTGGTAGTTACCATTGATATCGCGTGATGGGATGTAAGTCAGTTCATATGGAGAACCAGAGTTGATTCCGCTTACAAACTTGCTCTCATTTGGCCAATATACTTCATCCATCTTAAAGCAAAGATACATGATTTGACGGAAAGCGTCAGCAAGAACTGCTTGGGCTGTCTTGATTTGGGTATCAAAGCCACCCATAAGGGATTGGACACCCTTACCAGTTACAATTGAACCAGACTGCTCACCAAGGCGACCTTGTGGGTAACGAGAACCAACCATGAGTTCATGGTCAAGTTCAGCAGACTCTTGGAGAAGTCCTGGTGGAACATTCAAATCAATACGGCGAATCTTCTCTGGTGTAGCAGAGCGTACCACCGCATCGGGGCCGATTTCGATGCTGGTGACATCATTCGGCATAGCAATAGGAGCCTCAACCGATTTGGTTGCGGCCTCAAGAGTTAAGGCTGCGAAGCGACCCTTGGCCACCTGTACCCACATGATGTCATCGAACTGACCATGTTGGGTTTCTTCGTCTACTCCTGGGCGTACAGCAAGAACGACGGGAATTTCCCCAAGCAGGTTGGTAACCTTAGCAAGAACCAAGTTCTTCTGGGTTGGGAGGAATAGCACCGTCTGGTCTTTGTCAATGTAGCGGTACATTTCGATTTGACGTTGGCTGTTGCGTTGCTCGTACTGGTTGAGTATCTGTCCTTCATACTCTGGAAAGTCATTAAGCAAATCTTGTACAGTCTTGAAATAACGCTTGGTGTATGAGATTAGGCGGTTAAAACGGTCAAACTCAGGGTACCCACCGATTGGCGACTCAAGGCGAATCATTGGACGTTTGCCAACTTCGTCGGCCTCAATGATGAATGGCAACATACCAAAGGTGATGTAGTTATCGGCGCCAGAGTACATCTTGGTTTGGAGGTTGCAGGCATCACGATAACCAGCCGCAATTTGGGTGCGGCGGTCTGCCTCTTTCCGCTTGGTATCGGAATTTGGCTTGTTGGTCATGCAACTAAAAGTTGGAAGCGGGGCGATTACCTCGGCAATGTCGCGGGCGGCAACATCAATAAAGTTGGCCACCATTGGCTTTGGATAGTCGTCGGAGAAAAGGGATGGGAATACCTCTGAGATATTTCCCTTGCGAATGGAGAGCAAATCATCCCAGCGGGCATCACGTTGGTGAGAGCGTTCGCGTATGCGCTTTACGCGCTTGGCAATCTCTTCAATCGTTGCGGCCACTATAAGTATCCTCCATTTGCATCGGCTCGTTCTTGCATACTTTGCAATTCCTCAAGGTTAATAACCCTGCGTTTTGCTAGTGAGCCGCGAGTTGCGAATTTGTTTGTATTGCGGGTTTGGGTGTAGGCACCTGACTGGTTAATGACTTGGCGCATTTGAGTCTCAGCAAACCAGAGGGCCATCGGCCCATCCTGCTTGTTCTTAGTTCCAGGCGACCAGGTTACCAATTGCTCCACAAGACCCTTGGTTGATTCGTCGGTGGCGCGGGGCAACTCTATAAGGTTGTTACCATTGTGCTTACCGCTAACCTCTGCCGTCCCAAAGAGACCAGCCATTGAGGCTACACCATACTCAGCATCCATCTTGTTGCGACCTGTGTAATGGTCAACCATGCGGATACCGCGGGTGGCAAAGAAGTTAAGGATTTCCTCGTCACCAGTTAAGAACAACTGAAAGGCGTTCTTTTCAATTGCCCAAACCTTGGGGTTGTACTTCTCGGTCCATTGCTTGATTCTGGAACGAATCTTGGCTGGACTAGGTTCTGTCATCATGTCACACTCAAGGACGTAGCGCTTTTTAGTTTTAATGTCTCCAGCATAGACGATTGAAAAAGTATTACCAGTCATTGCTGGGTCCATAGAGCAAACTATGTAAAGGTCTTCCATTCGAACACTTGGGTGTCCTGGGGCGCTAGGAATAATTGGCCCTGGGGCACGCATACCAGAGATAGAACCTTTTACAGCGTCCCGTGGAAATGTAGCGTCAGATGAGACATCCTGTTGTTGATACACCATTGCCCATGTCCTTGGGTCAAGGACTCCGCGACGCTTTTTGATATGGGCAAAGTCCCATCGGGGATATAAGCCGTCGGCGTCTGGTTCTGTCTTGTCTCCGAGCCATGGTCGGTCTGACTTAGGCCAGAGGGTAATACATTTGGCTGGGTCATCAGATGCTTCCAGGATGGCTGGCATAGCCAGATAGGTCCATGGGGACTTACCTTCTGGGTAGCGATTGTCTTCTCTTAAAACTTTGTAAAGGTCAATTGGGTCAACCCGCGTGCCTACGATAAACAACTTAGAGAATGGACCAAGACGGGTTACGCAGTCCTGCTGAATCCAACGCATCTGCTTTTCGTACTCACCAGCATTGGAGAGGGTTACGCAGTCGTCTAGAATGATGAGGTCAGAACGCGCGCCATAAATTTGACCACCAATACCCAAAGCCTGAATCGTAGGGTCTTTTTCGGCTGAGTTGCGGGCGAGGTAGATTTCAGTATTAGTCCACTTTTCAGAACTAGCCTTGAAGCCTTCTGGCGGCGCGAAGTGGCGCTGGAGTTCAGACCAGACGGGGTTGGTGAGCCGTTGCTTGATTGCATAGAGATACTCCGCAGCCATGGTCTGGGTTTTGGAAACAATTTTGATACGAACATTTGGGTCAAGGCAGATGCGGTAGGTCACATAGTCAATAGAGACCGTCATAGACTTGGCATGGTCTGGCGGGATGTTGATAAGGCAGTACTGTGGTTCACCTTCCTCATAAATCATGGATGGGTGTAGCCAGCGGGGTGGACGGGATTCCAAGAGGTCCGCCAAGTTCAGTTGGTGTGGGAATGTCTCTGATTGGAGGAACCGCTTGCGGAAGTCTTGGAAAGATATGTTTGCCAGGTCTGGTGGAAGGGTATTCCCGTCGCGCTGTTGCCTGGCTCGGATAAGTTCGATGGCTGTCTTAAACTTTTCGTCGGTGGAACGGTAGTACTCGTAGGTCTTTACCGACTTGCCAGCGGTCTTACAGGCCGCCTCTACAGTGTGTCCTTTTTCGATTAGTTCAATAATCATCTGTTTGGCGGAATCCGCGGAGCGGGTGCCAACGGTTGTCTTGGCTGTCATCGAGGTACCTTTTGGTTGAAGAGGAGTCGAGGACTCCTCGACGGAATACTTGGTTGTGCCAAGTTTTCCTTGGGGTTGTGATGGCCGTTTGGTTTCACTGTTTGGGGGTAATCTTAGGGTTGGCAGAGTTCTGCCCTATTTACTAAAAAGTATTACATTTGGTCTTCGCTACTAAGGTGCGAAGCCCTAAGCGGAGCACCTTCGGTACTCCTTAAAAAAATATCTATACATATAAGATAACCTGTACAAATCGCTAAAACCAACATTTTTTAAGTGAATTCTTTTTTAGATGTCCTATTTTGTCCTATTTTGTATATATAAATATCCCCCCAATTTAGGAAATATTTTTTGGGTGACTATACATACTACTACAACTATGTAGTTAAAACTCTGGGGTCAAAACTATACTTTCCGCCGACTAGATACTTTATTTAGACAGCCAATCTATAGACTTTCAATCTAATTTCTGGCAATCGGATGCTTGTTTGGTTACTGTCCAGTAACACTACTCACTAGTAACATTACTAATAAGTAACATACAGCCAATCTAAACTAGACACTCAATCTATTACTCACGAGTAACATACAGACCCCCGAAATAGACAGGCAATCTAATCGCCACCTATTAAGTGTGAGAGTTCTCAGCAAACTCTCAGCAACCTCTAATCTTTACAGTGTTCAGATAAT